CCATACTTCCAATGAAGAGAAGTCTGATTCAGCGTCAACCCCGATGAAGAACTGTGATGCAGATCCTGCGTACACTTTCTTAGTTCCTGTCAACCCTTGAACTGGAATGAATTTCAGGTTAATACCGTTGAAGATAAGACCTTCGGCTGCTTCCGTGTCAACAGTTCCTTTCACACCTGCATTCAGAACCGTTCCGTAAGTAGAACCTCCCACAACCAATGCCTGAACAAGCACAGCGTAAGTGTCATATCCTACGAATCCGATCAGGTCGCTTTTAGATGTCAGACCTGCCGTAGCAAGTGAGTTGTACAACCTGAAAGCCATCTCTTGAGCGTTTGCAGCGGTGAAGGCTGTGGTCAATGGAGTGCCTCCAAGATTCGCGTTAATGTAACCCGAACCGATTGTAGTAATGAAACCATCCCAAAACGCACCGTTGTTAGCCGTTGGTGCAGATACGCTACCTTGCCAAATGTACTTGTCGATTTCAGAACCAACTTGAGCAAGCAAGTTCTCGGTCATCTTAGCGAAAACTTCTTCGGGTTGAACGGTTTCAGAATGCGCCCCTGCCTTCATTTTGGTAGCGAAGAATTTAGTCTCCAAATCCTTCGGACACCATTCCACGTTTACCTTAAACTTGCCAGGAGTGAGCGTTCGTTGTGTGAACACGGTTGCTCCACTCGCGTCAAAGCTACAACCATCTGCTTGGAAGTAAACCGATTGAGAAAGTAGAGGTAGTTTCGTTGGGGTCTTCACGTTTGGAATAACCTCAACAAGATTCATCATTTTTGCTGTGTTGACGGTTGCTGCCATCAAAGGGAACGCATTCTCCTCGATGTAATTTACCAGTCCAGCTACGTTAAATGCGCTTGCCATTGTAGTTAGTTTTTAGATTGTTTTTTTGTGGATCTTAGCTGCAACCACTTGTTGAGGTTGTCGTTTGGTTCGTCTGTTTTGAAGTAGTTCTCTACTTTTTTGGTAGGCTGTTCAGTTGGTGTTGCCACAAACTTCTCGAACAGGTCGGCCAATTCGTTAACCGCTTTCTTTAGGTCTGCAACATCGGCCTCGCTTGCAAACTTCAAATTGTTGATTCGTTCGGTAATTGCGCCTGCAACTTTGCCCATGACGGCCTTTTGAATATCCTCCATGTTCAACTGTGGAGGTGCAGGTGCAGCGGGTGCAGCATCCATTACCTCTTCAACTTCAATCTCCTTTACAGGTGCTGCGATGACCTCAAGGATCAAACCGGCTTCTGTGCTTACAACGCTTCCGTCCTCAAGTTGGTGTTGTGCATCGGGTGCGGGGAGCAATTCACCATCTGCACCAATGACCTGAACGGTCGCGCCAACGGCCACTTCGGGTTCAATCCTTACGATTGTTCCATCAACCAGTTTCGCGTCAACGAATTTCTGAACTGAGCCGAACAATAGCTTCTTGATAGCGGGCATCTTTGCCTTTATTTCTTCTGAAATATTCATAGCTTGTTTTTTAGTAAATATTGGATTGGTTCAAAGTGTACCATTTGCCCCGCTGATCTGCTCCATGATCTCGCGGATTATGCGTTCATCCATCGTGCGTTCAACCGCTTCGTCAAAGATTCCCTCCACGCTGAAACCTCTGAATGTGCCGTCCTTGACCTTTGCCCATGTCTCATCATCATCGACCTTGAATGAACCGAACCATGAACCGTCAGGCAACTCTTCAAAGCCTTCGGGTGTTTTGATTCCACGGGTCGCATCAATGATGAACGATTCAAACATGAACACGTCCTTGACATCTGTTTCGTGCATCTGATTGACCTCGGACAACCGACCCTCACGCATGAATTTGTAAACTATCTTCTTGATAGCGTCTGCGCTAAATAGGACGTAATACTCTTCTCCGTCCTTTGCCCTTCGGTAGATGGGTTGACCTGCTACCATTAGTGCGCCCGACACTATGCGCCTATCCGCATCTTGTATCTTGAATGCGTGTGGTTGCTTGCTGAATGCCATCCAATCGCGCTTGATTGCGGGATCGTCAACGAATGAAACCTTTTCTACGCGGGTTTCGTCATCCATTTCGTCAATTGTGAGGTGTATTAGTTTACGTTCCATGATGTTTAGTTTTAACCGCCTCCGAAGGTGGCCTGTGATTCTATTTGGTTAATATTATTCTGTGATCCTGTTATCTGAGTTTCAACTACGAAAGCCTGAATAGGCATCAATTCAGCCTGTTCGGTGTTGTTTAATTGTGTTGTGTTGGTCGTGACGGGTGCTATCTGTGGAGCAGCAGAGGCCATTGAAGATACGGATGCTACTGATGGTGATGACGCGCTTGCACCCCCTACATTTGCCTTGTTCAATATCGAGGTTGCAGATGCGATACCCGAAACAACTGCCGCAATACCTGCCGCAATACCTGCAATCATATCCCACGGGGATGCGCTTGCCCTTGTTGCAGTAGCTATTGCGCCTGAAATAGCTATTGCCGTGTCGATCAAAATCTGAGCAACTGCCAGCGTTTTAGCCGCTGCCGTATTCTCAAGACCTTGCTGTTGCAGCAAGTCACCAATAGACCCAAGCGTTGATGCTAAACTTCGAGCCGCCCGTATTTTAAGTTCTCTTATTCGTTTCTCTTCCTCTAATATTTTTTCTTGTGCGGTTTTATCTCGTGCTGCCGCTTTATCTTTTATTTCCTGTATCGCGTCTTGTCGTTTCTGCTCATCCTCGATCATCATTGCCGTTTCGATCTCGAACAGTTCGGATTCCAGCAATTTATTAGCCTCGTCCCATAATGCTAATTTTTCATTCGATTCAAGGTTTAGTGAAAAGATAGCTTCCGAAACTATCTGATGCTTATCTTTTGCGGCCTGTAATGCCCTTTCTATTTCAAGAGCGTCCTTTTCTTCTTGTGTTTTTGCTTTTTGTTCATCGAACCAATCTTTTTTGATATGTTCAGCCTTTTGAACTTCCTCGAATCTTCTAGCGCGTTCAGCCTCTTGTTTCACCAACTCATCAGCCCGTTCTTTAGCCAGTTGCAATTCAGCGTCATTCCTTGCTTTCTTATCCGCCAAGTGTTGTGCGTCTCTTTCCTTGTCAGCCGCTGCCTCTTCGTTCTTCAATCCCTGAACCTCCGAACCTAACCGCTTTTGGCGCATGATGGTTTCACGTTCAAGGTCTGCCATCCTAACCTTCGCTTCGTCAACTTGGTCACGTTCCTCTTCGCTTGCATCGGCCTTTCGGTTCATGTTGTCCTCCAACGCTTTCAGCTTCATTGCCGCAATCTGCAACTCTTCACGCGCCACCTCCTCTTCAATCGCCCCTGCTTTCTGAACTGCCGCGATACGTTCTTCCGTTGACTTTGTAAGGTCATCAGCTATCAATCGTGCTTTGGCAATTTCCTTATTCGCCTCGGCACGTTTAACAGTCAGGTCACCTTCGGCCTCTTCAACCTTGTTCAATGCGTTGGCGTTCGCAATAGCCGCGTTCGTGTTGTCCTTGATCTTCGATGTGAGGTCTGAGAAGTTCAACGTCATTATCGCATCGGCAACCGTTCGCACAACCGCGCCCAATCCTGCCATTACCACGCGTAATTTCTGCGCTCCCTTTTCGGTTTCGGTGAAGTATGTGATGAGCGTTCCAATGATAACCACGAACGCACCTACGCCCGTTGCCATCAACGCGCCCTTGACAGTTCCTAAAGCCGAAACGAATTTTCCAACGCCTGACGTTAGACCACTCATTGCCGTAGCCGCTTGACCAATAGGGCCGGGGATTATTGACGCGGCATCTGCACCTGCTTTGAAGCCAGCGGACATTGACTTAGACGCATCATCACTAGCTAGCTTTGTCTTTTTTAAACGAACGCCAATTTCGTCTAGCTGTTTTTTAAGAACTTCTAGGTCTGCGCCCTGATTGACCTCAACCTCAATGATAACCTTTTTCGTGTCGGCCATTAGATTTTGATTAAGACGTAGGTGAGGTAAATTGTGATGTCAGAGTTGCCTGCCGTTGGGTTGCCAGCATTAACGGTCACGGTCATGTCGGTAGCTGAAATAAGATTGTTTCCTGACAATGCCCCCATTCCGACAGAATTGAACGTGTTGGCAGCGGAAGCAAGAACCGCACTATTGAAGATGAATTGATATTGAGCAGCCCCGTTGATCAGTAATTTGACCTGTGTGTTGGTCGCATATGCCACGCTGTTAAAATCAAGTTTTAGGCTTGCGGTTATGCCTTGAATTGCGTAGCCCGTTGGAACGGTCAACCCGAACGCAACTGGAACGCTGTTAAGTGTCAACACCTGAGCCGTTGGTATGACCAACTTCGCCCGACCTCCCAAATGAACAATGCCATTTGTGCCGCGTGTCCAAAGCGAATCATTCGCCTCGTTGTAGAACATCTCGCCCTTGTAAATATCCGTAGCTAACCATGTGCCGTCCGTATGGTCTGACGAAGATGGAATTGTTGGTATAGTGCTTGCCGTTGCCGTGCGCTTCATTATCTGACGCGCGTTCATTGTATTAGCCATTGATCAAATTTGTTAAGGTTGTTGTGTTAATCGCTTGAACTATATTGAAACCTCCATCGACCACCCTTATCAATGATTGGTCGTTAGGGTCGAGTGCAATGTCAAAGCCTCCGTCTATTACGCTTATCGGGTAGGTGAACTGCCCGTCAATTACCGATACGTTAGACTGCCCTACGGTCACGCCTTCTGTGTTGATTATGGTCACGTTGTACGCCCCATTCACTACCGCGTTCCTGTTGCCGATTATGGTCACGTTGTAGCTGCCGTCACCTATGTAATTGTAGTTGCCGGTAATGCCATAACCGAAAGCCGCTGATGACACTCGATTGAATCGCCCATTGACCGTGCCTTGAAATTCGGGTAGTTCGTTGCTGCTCGTTTTGCTAGTTCGATTGGTCACGGGTCTATCCTCCCAATTCAACCCACTACCTACTGTGCCGCCCGTGCCATTGGTGAAAGTGGTGGCAACGAATGGTATCACATCCCTAACCTTGATCAGTTCAACCTTTGTCAGACCATCGCTGAACGGGTTGTAATTCATTATCTTATTCAGTCTCCAGTAGCAATTGTCAATGATTATCTGATTCCTGAAATTCAGGTTGAATATGTCCAATGCGCTCAATTGGAACATCCCCGTCATAACCTTTGAATCCTTATCTGACACTTCATCCAAATAGCCTTTGTGGTATAGGTTGAACAGATTGGCGTTGGTGTATTGAAGCGTACCCGTGAACCCGTTGGCCGTGTAGTACAGTTCGGACGGTATGCCGAAGTTCAGGTCGAATGTCGGTGTGATCGGATTGTCCAAGTGACCTGCATACGGGTAAACGCTCTTCTGTTGTATGGTCGTTCCTGCGTTGTATCTGTATTTCCACGTTGGCGCAGAAGGTAGAACGCCTGCATAATAAAGCACACGGATGTTTATTGATGTCGGCTTACGTCCTTCTTCAATGTCTGCATCGTATATCTTCGGAATGATCCGCGAAGAATTTCCATCGTTCACTAACGGGGTCGGAGAAAATACAATGCTTTGAACGTTCTTCGATGTCACGAAGTCGTTATCTATTGACCGCTTCCTTCTGCCGTATGTGTAGCCCTTTGAATCTTGATAGCGTTGGTTGTAATAGTCATCATCCTCTTCGTAGGTATAGGTGTATTCCTTTGCAGTAAGAAGCCCTAATGGTTGAATTGTGATGGTCTTATCCCGTGCTAGTTTGTGCGTCCAGTCCACATTTGAGCCGCCTGCATAATAGGTGAACCGTGTCTCAATAATGAGATTGGTTTCATCCAACGGGTCAACCTCAACGTAGAGATTAAACATTTTGAACACCGAAAGAAGAAGGTCGGCCATCTTGACGTTCGGGATGAAGTTGTTCATGTAAACATCCGCCTCCTCAAATATCTGTTGTTCCGAAACCACATTAAAGAACCTACTGCCCTCGTTCATTTCAACTGTGAAATTGTTTCCGATCAGTCCAAGTTGAGTATTTAGAAACCATATTTCTACCCAAAAGGTATCACCAACAAAGCCAAGAGACTGCATTGATGACCATTGAAAGTTCGTGGTTGCCGTTTGGCCTACTGCTGGATTGTCAGGTATGTCGATGTCAAAGTTTACCGCATCAACGATGGTCGTATTGCCACCGCTTAACCTGTAAACCTGAATCAATGCAGGCAACACCCCGTCAAGTGTGCTAGGTGCTATCCTTTCGATGGTGAAATTGAGGTTCACATTGAACGTTGAGTAACCAATAAAAGCAGGCGAGAATGTGTCATTAACAGGATCCCATTGGTTACTAGGGTCTGAGTAGTCCTCAAATTCTAAACGCTTGTAATTCCACCAGTCTGATTGTATTGTTATTGCAGTCAGCCCGCTTAACATATTTGCATCCGCATCCGATTCGGCTATCATTTGCCGTTCGGTTATTTGATCCTCTGTCAGCGTGAAGGTTTCCGAGTACCACGGAATAATGAACTTCTCAAATAATGGAGACGAAAGGAACGCGGATGTGTAAGTATAACCTGCATAAGTAAATAACCTATCAACGATGGTCTTTAAAAACACCGCAGGCCGAAAGTCCTCCACATCATAAATGCGTCTATTGTCTCCATCGAACTCCCATGATAGGCCGTAGTCAATTAATGGATAGGTGTATCCCGTTGTGTTGTACCAACTTGATTCAACGTCCGTATGTGATAGGATGTGGTCAAGGTCGCTAAAGTCAATTAGAGGCAATCCATTGTCATCAAATCCGTTAAGTTGGTCATCGCCCAAAACGGAGAATATATTTTTCAGCTTGCCGATAAATATAACCTCGTAAGTGTATCGCGTCAAGTCAATCGTCACCTGTCGCAATTGAACCACGCCACCCATTACCTCAATGCCGTCTGAAATTACCCTGCATTCGGCTTTCTTGTTCGGGTTGAAGTTCACTTCAATGTTCGTGCTTCCTGAGTTGAACGGGTTGCTGATATTCACATCGTAAACGTGACCGAACAGTAGGTCGTTGTTCGGAGTTGATGGGCATTTTATTGTCTTAGTGTATTCCGTGCTTCGTTTGTTCGGGTCGCGAATGTCGGCAATACCGTAATTGAACGAGAAGTCAAACCCCTCGAACACATCCAATCGCCTACCCTCGATCAGTACCTCAACCACGTTGTCTAGTATTTGTCATTGAGTAGTCGATGTCGAAAGTGTACTGCATCAGCTTATCATTCAGCGATGTCTGTTTACTAATGCTCTTGCCGTCAATGTTAACCGCTATCAATTCGTTGTTGATCTCTTGATAAATGACTGGAGAACCGAACAGGTCGGCCATCCATGTGCTTTCTGCATCTGTCAGGTAGTCTGTATTAACCTTCAACGTTACCATTTCCTGAGTGTCGTATTCCGTTCGGCCTCTCGACATCTTTGTGTAGTTCCACCCCGTGCCGCTGAACACCCTCGGCTGTTGAACGAAGTTAGCCCTCTTGACATCTGTTGTCTCTTCGCTCTTCAATGTGAAGTTGAACGCATCATAGCCGCCCAAACGGTTGAGCCATTGCAGACGAATAGGTGTGTACTTCGTGCATTTCTGATTAAGGTAGAATGTGAAGGTTTCACTCTTTGCCGTTCCCGTCTTGGTCAGTTTAATGGTGTAGTAACTCGCGCCAACTAAGCACGTAGCGATACCCGCTGTTGAAGATAGTGTCGGGTCAACGTTGGCAATGTCGTAACTACCTACTGGAATCCGAAGGTACTTGTATCCGTAGCCGCTTGCTATGCTTGCCGCGTTAGGATTTGATACCCTTGATGTGAACGTTTGAGTGCCTGCCGAATTGAACACGTTTATGGTGTACTCAAATCCATTGGTGGACGATGTGCTTATGAAGTGAAGGAACTGACTTTGGTCATCGTTCAGGTAGATTGTGCGGGGCGATTCGGTCAAGAAACGATTGGCCGATGTACCCATGATGTACAGATTGTAGTCGAAGTCAAGCCAATCAACGTACTTCTTTACTCCATTCCACACACTCTTAACCGAACTGATTGTCAGATCGCCAAGTTGATACACGCCTGCCGCGTCTTTGTCCTCCTCCCTTATAAGTAGGTTGTATTCCGTATGACTGTTGAGGCATTGAATGAAGCCTTGATGGTTGGCTGATGGTATGGCAATGTCAGAACCGATAAGGCTTTGCAGCGTTCGTGACGGGTCGAAGAAAGCACGGTTCACATTGCCGTCAGTCGATGGTCGCGGATATACCCGAAAGGTCGCAATGATAGGGTCGGTCGGGTAGGTGTAAGGGAGAATAAGAATCTGAAACCTTTGCGTGGCCGTGTAGTTGGTCGAATAGAACACGAAGGTATTATCGTTGTTTACTAACCCGTAATCATCGGGAGTGTCAACTATTACTACTGCCATATTGAGATAGGTTTACTCTTATGAATATAAGAACCGCCCTATCTGTTTCTATTGAAGTTGCTGATTATCTCATCCAATGCAGCCGCGTAATCTGTCATCGCACCTTCTGCTATCGCACCCACCATGTCATCAATGATGTCTGAGTTGTATACATTGGTGAAGAAGTTCGTTCCTTTCGTTCCTTTGCGGCCTATCTTTCTAGCTATCAAGAACGCCAATGACTTCATTTCCTTTTCACCGAAAGCCTTGTCACTTGCCCCGAATCTAATCTTGTCACGGACGTTGGGATATGACAACCACTTCATCAACTCGCTAACAGGTGGACGTTTCCCTGCCTTTCTACCCTCATCAACCGCGCCCCAATATTCTAAAGCGTCAATCAGAAAGCCTTTGCCCTCCGATTTTAGCGTGAGTTCAATGCTTCCCTTTAACGCCCCGCTTGCATTGGTGTTGTTTGCGTCCAATTGGTCACCCAATCGCTGAACGAACAGGCCACCATAGACCTCAAGCTGCGCCTGTACACTTTTAAACTCCCTTGCCATTCTTTCGTTCCATTTGGCGTTCGTAGATACCCATGTGCTTAAAGAACGTCATAGTGTTGAATAGTTCAATGATGTTCATGTTGAGGTAGAAGTCCCAAAGTTCCCGCCTGCCGTTCGTGAGGCCGTGTATTGAGTATAACCATCCATAGACGTTGATGAACTGGTCAGCTGCTCCATTGCCCGTTCTTTCATCTCCGTTCCTATTTTCATTAAATAGGCCGCGATATTGGTCAACAATTCCACGTAACTGGATAAAAAAAAATCGGTTATAGGTTTAACGTAGGTTATAGGCATTGACTTAATTTGCTCGGCCACCGCTGCATGGTTCTTTCCGTTGTACGGTTGCTTCCAAATGCCGTACTTCAATGGTGTGCATAGACACGCGATAAGGTTGTGGAGGTTGCCGTCCACGTTCTCGTCTTTCATAAAATGCGTCAGGTCGATATACTGCCCGCCTGTGATGTTCTTTAGGTCTGTCTCGATGTGATACCACTTGCCGCCCAATTTCACGCGGTTCTTCAGCTTGCCAGTTACTTCGCTTGCAAGGAAGGCTAAGTGCTTGGTCATTATCTTGCCATGATCTTCACGGGTTATTGCCATGATGTCGTTCATGTCTGCACCTGTGAACGTGCTTATGATAGCACACTCCGTTAGATACGGGTCACCATCCTCTTTCAGAAGTTGTCTAAAGGCTTGATATTCGCCAACGGTCACATCTGACCATGATCTCGGCACGTTTATAGTCATTGTAGTCTCTTTAATCTCAGTTCATTCACTTTGCGAAGGTCGTAATTTTCAGCGACATATTGCCTTAATGCCGCCCCTTCGTCCTGAATCTGTTTGTCGCTCATTGCTTTGGCCTCGGCTATTGCTTGCTTCCAGTCCGTGACGTGGTGTATGCCTGTGGTCTTATCCGTGTAAGGGTGCATTGATTGTACGAATATCGGCTTGCCCTTTGCGCCTGCTTCCAATATCTTCAAATTGGACTTATACGTGTTGAATGTCGAATCTGTCAATGGTGCAATAGCTATGTCAAACTGCTCGTAAAGCTGTGCGTAATTCCACACATCCATGCCTTTGATGTATGTGGCCGTTAGTTTGTCGCTCAACCGTTTCCATTCGGGTTCATTCTGTTGGTATCCGCAAATAATCGGCTCAACTTCGCCCCATGCGTTGACAGTCAATAGAATGTCGTTGACGTGGGTAATGCCTCCCACCCATCCAATGCGCCCGTTGCCGTTATGATGTGATTGCCATTGCGCGTCTTCGGTGTCTATCGCGTTCGGTATGATGTGAACATTCGGATTCAATCGGCCTGTGAGGTCTGCTAAATGTTGGTGCGTGACCCATACCTCATCAGCCTCCGAAATTGCCCCGATGATCCGCGTCTTTAGTTTAGATTGCTTCCATGACTTCGTAAGGTAGTGGCCGCCATCTAATACCCATGTGTCATCAAGGTCGCATATCACATGGACACCCTCGCCTTTCAGGTCTGCAATTAGTTCGGATTGCTTTAGGCAAGGCATACACCGATTGAATATTACCACATCAAATCCATGTTCAAGTATTCCCTTGTCAACGCCAACGCATCGCGTAACGTCCAAGCCTAAAAGGGATAGCGGCTTGTAAAGTCGGTGGTACTCAACCCCGCCAACGTCATCTGATTGTACAATGTAGCCTATCTTCATCTTACTGCGTATGTGCCGCTTCGGGCGTTTAGTTTCTCCATGATGCAATACCGTGCCGCGTCGATCAAGTGGTCGATGCCTTGCGGGTCGTTGGTCGTTTCTCCGTTCTTGTCCACTTGCCAAATGTAGCCACGAAGTTCTTTGATAAAGTTGAGACTGCTTGACGTAACCATTAGTGGCATCTGCTGCATCTTATCCAGTCCGATACGGATACTGTCCGCGCCCTTCTTGCACCCGCGTATCCTAAAGCCGTGCCGCCTCAAATCCTCCACGCTCTTAGGTTCTGCGCTGTCGGCTATCACCTCCCATTGCTTGTACGCGGATAGCTTGGTCGCAATGTCGCTATTGGTGAGGTTGGTTTCGTAAAGTACCTCATTCAACCATAGCTTGCCATCAAACTCGCACACCTCCACAAACGCTGTCGGGTCGTTGGTAAAGCCCCAATCCAATCCATACGCTTTCCATTTGAATGATGTGGGCATTGATTCGACCTGTTGCCATTCTTTGAACACCACGCCCTGCAATGAACCGACCTCACCCAATCCATAGACCCGCCACCAATTAGCCCAATAGCTTGACGTTGCGCCCTTATCTCTTGCCGCCTCAATCTCTTTGACAATAGCGGGTTCTAACGCTTCATTGTCCTTGTACGTCAGGATAACGAAGTCGGTGTCGGGCTTGCCTATCAGTTCATTGTGCGCCCAAAATGCAGCCGTTGGGTTGTAGTCAATGTAGATGAACCGCCTCGTTCTTATGCTGAGTTGGTGGTACGCATCCCAACTGATGTTATTGGCCTCGTTGACGAATAGAACGTCACGCCTTGCACCACGTAGTTTATCGCCTTGATCGGCTGAGAAGAACTCAATGAAGCTGCCGTTGGTGAAATAGTAGGTTAGCGTTGAGCGATTCCAGTTAGATTCGATCGGGTTGCCTATCCATTCCATGATCTTCAAGAAGTCACGTATCGCGCCCCTGCGAAGGTGTGGGATTGATTCGGCAACTACGCTTATTTCCGCGCCCTTTGTTTGAATAGCATAGGCGATAAGCAACGGTAATATTGTGAACGTCTTGGAACTGCTCGTCACGTGCCGCCCTGCACAACGCGGACGCGTTTTCGCAGAGCGGCTATTTTTCTTTGAGCGGTTGTTCTTCTAAACATATTGCCATTTGTATCCGTAAGCGGTATTGTATTTCTTTTCTCTTTTGCAGCATTTAATTATGCCAAAAGAATTGAACCCCATTACTCGCTTGACTTCATTTATACTACCCCATTCACGTAATACCTCGCCTGTTTTAGATAATTGTCTTATTTGTTTGGAGCATGAATTATCAATTCCTTTTGGCATAACTTGTAGGCCACTATCTACACTATGCCTTATATTTTCTTTCGATGTTGCCCACTCTAAATTACTAACATGGTTGTTACTTTTACATCCATCTTTGTGATTCACTTGGGGCTTGTTATCGGGATTAGGTATAAAAGACAATGCCACTAACCTATGAACTGATATGTGAGTGCGTTGACCTTGTTTTGATAGCTTGACATTTAAATAGCCGTTCCTACTTAATCGTTGCGACAAGTGCCTTTCATTTTTGGTCATGGTATTAGTTGAATCTCCTTTACCTAAAGACATTACATGACCGTTTTCAGATACCATGTACAAACCCTCAAATCCAACTACTTGTTTCCATTCCATGCCTAAAGATAATAATAGTTTTGCTACTATCAAAACTACCCTGTGCTGTCGTTCGTTGGAACATCTAAATCAAGCGGGTTGTATGGGCTAACTTCGGTCTTATGTGTCTGTTCCGTTCGGTCTGTCATACCTAATCGGTTCTTTGCCCAAAAGATTCCTTTGCCCTCGTTTGCGACCACATCGCCTGAATAACCGTCCATTCGCGCCTTTATCTTTTTTATAGTGTAAGATAATGGGTGTGCTTCGTCCTTCTCAACTTCGTAGCTGTACTCCCTTGTGTAAAAGTCAAACCCCTTCTTAACCAACCAATGCGATACGAAATACTTCCAGTCGGCTATCTTCCTATCGGCCACCTCTACTATGTCACCCTTTACGGTAGCCTGTTCCTTCTTGTTACCTTCACATTCAACGATGTATTCAGCCGCTAAGTCTTGCAGTTGATCTTCATCTATCTTCTTGTGGGTGTTAGACATCACTTACATATTTCTTGCCCGATTGCCAACGGTGGATTATCGGAGGGGTATTCGCTTACGCTTTCATTCGTGATGTTGTTCTTACAGTCCATGTAAGTAGCCCGCCAAAACTTGCCGCCAAGATAAGGTTCTTGCATTGATACGTGGTAAGTCATATTGATAACCGTCTTACAACAAGGCGTTTCGGTCTTATCGCATCCTATCAATGCAATTGCGAATATCAGTAGTGTCGCTCTCATTTGTTCAACGTGCTTTTGGATTGCGTGTAGTTGTCTGACTTGGCAATGATGATCCGAGTTAGATTCTCAATAGCTGCCCGAATATCCTGAGCGTCCTCGTCCAGTACGATCGTGCCTTTCGATTTGTAGCTTGTTTTTTTGGTTGTGATGTCAACCTCAAACTCACCATCCTGAATTGTGAATGTTGCTTTCATTTTCTTTTCTTTTCAACTATGTAGTCGTAATGCTCCGTCTTCATTGACAAGAATTGACCTTCGGAAATAAAAAACGTTCTATCCTCAAATCGGTGTTTCAATTCGATTTCCCAACGTAAAACGATAGACTCTTCAATCTCTGTGTAGTCGTGATTTGGAAAAGCTACTGATATGTTCATTTGATTCGTTTAAACACTCTAATATGAACAACGCTGAATAACTCACAAAAGTAATCATTTGGAAGCAATTCATCTACCGCCCTGCTCACTGTTTCAATTCCCTTAAAGTAACCATCGGGCATATTGTAACGATTAGCGCAATCGTCAACGATTAAATAACCGCCTACTTTTACGAATGAAGAGTAGGTATAAATGTCTTGTTTGGCTACCTCGTAATCGTGACCGCCATCTATGTAAATCATATCCCATGCCTGCGAACTTGCAACTGCCATAGCTTCGGGCGCATCGCTTCGATACGGAACAATAGTAGGCTGTTTAAGTTTGTAGCGTTTGTGAAGGTCTGCAATGTCCTTACCATAATCAGACGTATGGAATCCTCCCGTTTCATCGAGTGGAGTGATCCCCGTTACTTTAGATTTTGGTTGAGCCAGTTTGATGGCTGCAACCGATTGACCGCGATACACTCCGATTTCAAGAAATGAAAAGTTAGGTGGTAGCGAGTTGGCTAATACTTGCCATAGCCCGATGAACGAACGCTCGCCAAATCCGTAGGCTGTTTGCTCCACGTAATCACGGAACTCTTTTAGCTTTGGGTCTGCGTTGGTCAGGTCTGTGAGTGAGTTGTTTATATTCCTATGGCTTTCGGGCGTGTCTTGCCATAAGGCCGTAAGGGTTTGAACTGTGATAGGTAGTGCCATGAGTGCAGGTTCTAAAGGTGTGTGTCCGTTTCCATGCCAAAAAGTAGCCCCTTTAACAAAGTCAGTAGGTGGGCAAAAGGCAATCGTTTGAAATAGTTCGCGGTTCGTGTCCAGTTTGATCGTGTCGGTGTTGGCAAGGTATCTATCCGTTAACCAAACTTGGTCGTTCAATTCATCCGTTGGTGGGCATGATTCATATAGTTTGATGAACGCTTTTACTTCGCCTGCAAAGCCTCCCCCATTGACGTATTTAAACGGGCTATCCGTTGGCGGGTATAGTGATGCCTTTTCGGGGTGTGGATAACAGGCACGTTCCGCTGAAAATAGCAATCCGTTTTTTGATTCGCTTGGTGGTAATAGTGCTACGGTGTCCCAAGCATCAGTATAAATAAAATGCGTATGATTGCAAATCTTTAGGTAACGATAAGTAAAATGTAGCTTATCTAAAAAACCGCACCATTCGTGTTCAATAATATGATACGGGTGTCCAGTTGCAATAAGTGAACGCTCTAAACGCTTACACTTTGAACGGTCAGAGGTGGTCGTAATTACTACCATGTTGCTTCTGAATAGATGTTGATTGAACCGTCCATGTAACCGTGCTTTAGCCTGTTGTATTCTGCCATGTCCTCACCCGCGTGTTTTTCCTTCCATCCTTGATACGGTGTCTCGCCCGTGTCGATGTGGTCTATCTCAATGTGAGGTAGGAAGCAAGAGTAGAACCCCGCCACCTGACAACGGATAGCCGCAAGACTATCATCAAAGCCGTATAGACGCGGTTGGTAAAGGTAGCCTATCTTATCCAATAACGCTGAGTTGAACATCTGACACGTACCCATGACGTGATTGACACGCTCGACCACTACCCACGGTTCACCCGCTACGTGCGGTAGCATTTCAAGGCTTGACTTGTAGTAGTCGGTTCGGTTTGGTTCTTCCCAACAGTCCTTACGCTTTAGTCCAACTATCCCAATTGACGGGTCTAATGCAATTGCGCGTTCAAGGTCATCACACCAATCCTTTTTATAGATGACCACATCGTTGTCCATCTTAACGCAATGCTCGTTTGGCTTGCGGAGTTGCCATGCCTTGTTTACAGCCTTTGCCGTTCCAAGATTTTGACCGTTGGTGTGGATTGTAATGTCAGGCTCAAAGTCCCTTAGTACGCGTTTGGTTGCCGCGCAGCTTGCATTGTCAACCACATGGATTCGATGCTTCAATGGGTTCACCGTTGACAAAAGGGATTGTAGCGTCCTCTTAGTATATTCTGTCCTGCCATTCTCCTCCGTGTCCCACACGGCTAAAACTATCAATGCCATCCCAATCCGTTTTTAATGTAGTTACCTATGTGCTGAATGCTTGAACCACACGTCCAGCATACCATGAAATTAAACTTTACTATCCGTTG